GCTATCCAATTGAGGAAAACTGGTTTTCGGTGATGTGATGAGCAGAGCGAAGAAGCCAACGCACTTGAAAGTGATGCAGAACGACGTGAGGCCATGCCGCGAGTCTGCGGACACGCTTGAGTTGCCGCTCGCGTCTGAGATACCTGCGCCTCCGAACTGGATGCCGAACGCACAGGCGGTGCTGGAGTGGAGCCGACTCGCACCGATCCTGTTCTACAACAAGCTGCTGACCGAGGCGTCACTCACCACGCTCGGCCATCTATGTGCGCTCCACGGCAAGATCAGCCAGTTGTATCTGGCAGGAGAGGCACCGACCGGCCACATGGTCGCGCAGTACCGTGCGATGGCGAACGATTTCGGGTTGACGCCGGTTGCACAGGGGAAGGTGAAATCTGGTGGTGGGGAAGACAAGAAAAACCGCTTCGCCAAGTACGCCGAGCAGTGACTATGTAGAGGTTGCCATTGCCTACGCCAAAGAGGCGGTGGCAGACAGGTCGGGCAAGAAGCATGGTCGCTGGATACGGTTGGCGGCAAAGCGGTTCATCGAGGATTTGAAGAGGGCGCGGCGAGAGTCGTGTCCTTTTTCTTTTGAGCCGGCGAAGGCGAACGCGGCGTGTGGGTTCCTTGAGGAACTGCCGCATGTCGAGGGCAAGTGGGATAGCCCGACTATCGTGCTACAACCGGCGCAATGCTTCTTCGTGGTGCAGTTGTTTGGGTTCCGCGACCGGAAGACGGGTGGCCGGCGCTTTACCTCGGCCCTGTATGCGACGGCCAGGAAGTCAGGCAAGTCCACCCTTGCGGCAGGCATCCTGCTCTACTGCTTGTGCTGCGAGGGGGAGGTTGGCGCACAGGTGGTGTCGGCGGCGACCACCTTCCAGCAGGCGCAGATCATCTTCGGCGTCGGCAAGCGGATGGTCGAGCGGGTCGCTGACCTGCGGGACTGTTTTGGCCTTGAAACGTGGTCGAAGTCGATCACGCGGGTGGAGACTGGGTCGTGGTTCCAGCCGATCCACGCGAAAGCTTCAACTCAGGACGGCTTGAACCCGTCGCACGTTGGTCTGGACGAGATCCACGCGCACAAGACCTCAGACCTGCTGAACGTCTTGACCTCCGCGGCCGGCGCTCGCGCCAACCCGTTGTGGCTGTACACGACCACGGAAGGGTATAGCAACCCTGGGCCGTGGGCCGAGATCCGCACCTTCTGTCAAAAGCTGCTTGAGGGGGTGTTCGGGGAGACGGCCGATCACTTCCTCGCCCTGTTCTGGGCGGTGGACGACGGCGACGAGGACTTCGCGGAAGCCGCATGGGTCAAGGCCAACCCGCTGATCGACGCCAACCCGTACCTGCTGACGGCCATCCGCAAGGAAGCCATCGAAGCGAAACAGATGCCGTCGAAGCTGGCTGAGTTCCGCATCAAGCGGCTGAACCGGCCGGCGTCAACCGCGGAAGGGTGGATTGACCTGATCCGGTGGCAGCAGTGCAACGGCAAGGTTGATCTCGACTGGCTGGAGCAGTTCCCATGCTACGGTGGGCTTGACCTCGCCTCGACCACCGACCTGTGCGCGTTCCGGCTGGTGTGGGTGGTGGACGGTGTGATCTACACGCACGGCTATCGGTGGTGTCCGTCCTCGGCGGTGAACTACCGCACCGAGCGTGGCACCGTCCCCTACCAGGCGTGGGTGACGGGTGGGCTGATTAAGCAGACGGACGGCGATGTCACCGACTACGCAGTGGTCGAGCAAGACGTGCTGGCCCTGTGCGAGCGGTTCAACATCAAGCAGATCGCCTTCGACCGTTGGAACGCTGCTGACCTTGTCAACCGACTTGTCGGTGCCGGCCTGCCGATGATCGAGTTCATCCAGGGGCCGAAGTCGTTTCACCCGGCGATGCAGTCGTTGGAACGGCACTATGTAGACGGCAAGTTGGCGCACGGTGGCGACCCGGTGCTGACATGGTGCGCGTCGAACATCGTCCCGCGGCGGGATGTGAACCTGAACATGGCCCCCGACAAGAAGAAGTCGGTGGACAAGATTGACGATATGGTTGCCCTGCTGATGGCGGTTGGCGTCTCCTGCGCCCCGACCGAAGCGGAACCGAAGTACGACATGTTTTTCGTGTGAGGACACTATGAGAAAAGCCTACTCCATCCTTGATGTCAAAGAGATGACCGACGATGCCGAGTTCGTCACGGTTCGCGGCATCGCCTCGACGCCATCGCCAGACTTCGATGGTGACATCGTTCGCCCTCTCGGCGCGAAATTTTCGACGCCAATGCCACTGTTGTGGCAACACCGTTCCGCTGAGCCAGTTGGCAATGTCGTGTTCGCCCAACCGACAGAGAAAGGGATACCGTTTGAGGCGAAACTCCCCATTATCAAGGAAGAAGGCCGGTTGAAAGAGCGTGTTGATGAAGCAATCCACTCTCTTCGTTACAACTTGGTCCGCGCCGTCAGTATCGGCTTTTCTGTCGTTAAGCATGAAGTCATCAAGTCAACCGGAGGATGGGACATCTCCGAGTGGTGGTGGCATGAATTAAGTTTGGTGACCATCGGGGCGAACTCAGACGCCCTGATCTCTGCCGTCAAATCTCTCGACACCACTTCCACCGAGCCAGCAGACATCGCACCCACGACCCCTGCCGCGAAAGGCAAGAAGGATGGCCCGGTGAAGATCCATCGTTCCGGCGACCCGGACAAGAAGCCAACGTATGTCAAGTTAACCAAACCATAGGACCGCCGTGAGGCAGGGCCGCAACTCTCTACCGTCGTGATGACGGCAAGAAGGAGATCAACCAAATGAAAACCATCGCTGAACAGATCAAAGACCTTGAGGCGACTCGCGCCGCCAAGGCCGCTGAGATGGAAACCATGATGACCAAGTCGTTCGAGGAAGACCGCACCCTCGACGCGGCCGAAGCGGAAGGTTTCGACACTCTCGACGCCGAGATCAAGCAGATCGACGAAGACCTCAAGCGCCTCAAGCGCCTGGAGATCCTCAACGGCCAGAAGTCCAAGCCGGTTGAGGGTGGCACCACCTCCACCTCCGGCACCGCTTCCCGTTCCGGCCACATCATCGTCAAGTCGGCTGACCAGGAAGAGAAGTTCGAGGGCCAGAACTACACCCGCATGGTCATCGCCAAGGCGATTGCCCACATGGACGGCATCCCAGCCAGCGCCGTTGCTGCTCACCGTTGGGGCAAGAGCAACCCGACCCTGGTTCAACTGATCAAGGCCAACGAGATCCAGGCCGGTGGTGTGACCTCCGGTGAGTGGGGCGCTGAACTGGTGGCCGCTGACGGCCGCTACATGGGCGACTTCATCGAGTACCTCGACGCCCGCACCGTGTTCAACCAGTTGGGATTCCGCGATGTTCCTGCCAACGTGACCATCAAAGGTCAGGACGGCGCGGCGACCGGCTACTGGGTTGGTGAAGGCAATGCCATCCCGCCGACCGAGGGCAACTACTCGACCGTGACCCTGGCTCCGCTGAAGGTTGCGGCCCTGTCGGTCATCACCAACGAGCTGATCCGCTACTCGTCCCCCGACGCCGAGCGCCTGGTTCGTGACTCTCTGGTGATGGCGGCGGCCCAGCGCATCGACGCCACCGTGTTCTCGACCGCCGCTGCGGTTTCCGGCGTGTCCCCGGCTGGCCTGCTCAACGGCCTGACCGGCATCGGTTCGACCGGGGACGACGGCGACAACGTCCGCGGTGATGTCAAAAACCTGTACGCCCCGTTCATCACCGCCAAGCACATCTCCGGTCTGGTGTTCGTCATGAACCCGGCGCTGGCGAAGTCCCTCCAGCTGATGACCAACGCGCTCGGCCAGGCCGAGTTCCCCGGCATCAACGCGGCGGGCGGCACCCTGCTGGGTGACCGTGTGGTGTGTGGCGACAACATCAACGCCGCCCATCTGATCCTGCTCGATCCGAGCAACATCTACAAGATCGGTGACATGGGCATCCAGATCAGCGTCTCGAAAGAGGCCATGATCGAGATGGGGACCGACGCGACCGGCGCGGCCCTGGTTCCGACCGCAGCGTCCAAACAGATGATCTCCATGTTCCAAGAGGAGAGCACTGCCTTCAAGGTCGTGCGCCCGATCAACTTCGCGAAGCGCCGCACCACTGCGGTTGCCTATGTGTCCGATGCCGCTTACGGCACCGTGACCAGCACCACCTAATCCTGCTGAGTGATGCGGGGGGAGTCAAATCCCCCCGCTCTTTTCGAGGTTCACATGGACATCATCGCATTGAAGAAGACGCAGTACGGTGGCCGCAGCTATTCGCCGGGGGATAAGTTCTCGGCCAGGAGCAAGGATGCCAAGGCGCTGGTTTACATCGGCCGCGCCATCTATGCCCCGGTTCTCCCCCCGGTGGTCAAACCGGTGGTTGTCGAAGAGGCACCGCCGAAGAAGAAGTACACCTATAAACGTCGTGACCTGACCGCAGAGTCGGTGGAGTAAGACTTTGAGCATCCTCCAGAAGCTGTTTCCACGCAAACAGAAGTCGCTGACTTCCGTTGACGACAGGTCGTCTGCACTTTGGCAGACAATCTGGGAGTCTTCCCCAGGGACGTGGCAGCAGCACTATGCCGTCGAGTACGATACGGTGACTGCCAACGCCATCGTCTTTTCGTGCATGACCTTGATTGCCGCGGACATCAGCAAGTTGCGGATCAAGCTGGTCGAAAAGACCGATGACGGCATCTGGGTAGAGACATCGTCCCCTGCGTATTCGCCCCTGCTGAGAAAGCCCAACCCCTACCAGAACACCAACCAGTTCCTTGAGACGTGGTTGCTGTCCAAGTTGTCACGCGGTAACACCTACGCGCTCAAGCAACGGGACAACCGCGGCGTGGTCGTGGGCCTGTACGTCCTCGACCCGAAGCTGGTCACGCCGATGGTCAGCGAGGTGGACGGGGCGGTCTTCTACAAGTTGCAAGACGACAACCTCGCCGGGATTGAGGGTGAGGTGATCGTGCCGGCGCGGGAGATCATCCACGACCGCATGAACTGCCTCAACCATCCGCTGGTTGGTCTGTCCCCGATTTACGCCTGCGGCCTGGCGGCAACGCAAGGGCTGGCGGCACAGAACAATTCCACCCGGTTCTTCGCGAACATGAGTCGGCCGAGCGGCATCCTGACCGCACCTGGCACTGTCTCGCAGGAAACTGCCACCCGACTGAAGACCAACTGGGAAGCGAACTATACCGGGGCGAACTACGGCAAGGTCGCGGTCCTTGGTGACGGGCTGAAGTACGAACACATCGCCGTGACCGCGCAAGAGTCGCAGATGCTGGAGCAGTTGCGCTGGACGGACGAAACCATCTGCTCCTGCTTCCACGTCCCGCCGTTCAAGGTGGGCATCGGCCAGATGCCGAACTACCAGAACGCCGAAGTCCTCAACCAGATTTACTACTCCGACTGTTTGCAGTCTCTGATCGAGCATTTCGAGTCGTGCATGGACGAAGGGTTGGGACTGACCGGCATGGTCGGTGGCCGCACTCTCGGCATCGAACTCGACCTCGACGGGTTGCTGCGGATGGACAACGCCACCCTGGTGAAGACGTTGTCTGACGGGGTCAAGGGCAACATCTACACTCCCAACGAAGCGCGGCGCAGGATGGACCTCAAGCCTGTCAAGGGCGGGGACACGGTCTATATGCAGCAGCAAAATTGGTCGCTCGAACAACTCGACCGCAGGGACATTGTAAACGACAGCCCCGCGGTGGCCGCACCACCGGAACAAGACGACAGCCTGGAGCGAGCCGCCGAAGTCTTTATCAAGGGGCTGGAGGTGGCGAATGGCTGACGTGCAGAAGATTTTCGAGCAGATGTCGGCCGCGGTGAAGACCTATGTGTCTGCTGCCACGGCACCGTTGACTGACCGCATCAAGGCGTTGGAAGAGCGTCCCCCCATCGCAGGCCCACAAGGCGAGAAGGGGATGGACGGAGCGATTGGCCCGCAGGGTGAGCGCGGCGAAAAGGGGGAGCAGGGGGAGCGTGGCGAACCCGGCCCGCAAGGATTGCCGGGGTTGGCTGGCGAGCGCGGCGAGAAGGGCGAGCAAGGCATCCAGGGGCGTGACGGCCGCGACGGTATGGTTGGGCCGCAAGGCGACCGTGGCGAGAAGGGTGAGCGTGGCGACCGTGGAGAGAAGGGGATGACTGGCGAGCGAGGACCGCAGGGCGAACATGGCCTTGGCTTCGATGACCTCGACCTCGACTACGACGGCGAGCGCACGGTCACCATCCTCTTTACCCGCGGTGAGCAGGTCAAGTCGTTCTCGTTCTCCTTGCCGGTGGTTCTCGACCGTGGCGTCTTCCGCGAGGAAAACAGTTACGCCAAGGGGGATGGGGTGACCAGCGGCGGGTCGTATTGGATCGCGCAACGGGATGCCGGCCTTGGCAAGCCTGGGCTTGAGGACAGTGGCTGGCGTCTGGCGGTGAAAAAAGGCCGCGACGGGAGGCAGTGAGATGGCACAACTGGTCAGCCTCTACGAAGCCAGCGAGCACCTGCGCCGGGACACAGATTACGACGACGCCGACCTGAAGGCGAAGATCATCGCCGCCTCGGCAATGGTACTGAGCCACCTTGGGCTGGCCGAAGACTATTACACCGACTCCAACGACGAGAGTACGGCACCCGCGGTGGTGAAACTGGCGGTGTGCATCATCGTCGCAGAGTTCTATGTCAACCGTGATGGTGGCGAAGGCGGGTTTGTTGACGGCCGGCTACCGGGGAATGTCCGTGCCATGCTGGGACCGTACCGCGACCCGATTATGGCGTGATGGACACAATCTGCTGTATCGCCTCTGGCCCAAGCCTGACGCGAGACGATTGCAAGGCGGTTGAGCGCAGCCGCATCGTGACGATTGCGGTGAACAACTCCTGGCAAATGGCGCGGTTCGCGTCCTACATCTACGCCGGGGATAAAAGCTGGTGGGTACAGAACGGGGTCTGGATCGACATCCCTGCCAAGCGCATCGCCTGTGACGACTCGGCCAAGATATTTCACGGCACCGAGACGCACTTTCCGAGAGGCAGCTACAACTCCGGCGCGATGGCGATCCGCTACGCGATGACTAAGTTGAAGGCACAGCGGATCATCCTGCTTGGCTATGACTGCTCGGTGGAGAAAGGCATCCACTGGCACGGGTCACATGCGGCGCTGAAGAACCCGACCGCACAGACCTGTGTGAAGTGGCATCACCAGTTCAACCGTCTGGCAGAAGAAGTGAAGGCATACAATGTCGAGGTCATCAACTGCTCACGGGACACGGCGCTGACCTGCTTCCCGCGCCGGCCGCTTGAGGATGTGCTGTGCAGCCTGGGGCAGTAGTCGTCTGTCTCGCTTCTGGGCCGAGCCTGAATGCGGATGACGTTGAACTGGTCCGGCAGTGGCGCATGGAAGGCTGCGACAGGTCAGTGATAGCGGTCAACACCACCTACCGCATGGCCCCGTGGGCAGACGCTTTGTTCGCGATGGACTACGCCTGGTGGGCCGGCCACATCAAGGACGTGCGGGACGTTTTCCGTGGCGAGAAGTATTCGATCAACAACATCGGCAAGCAGTTCAGCGACGTGATGGCGGTTCCCAAACCGTTCACGGCGTTCGGCAACTCAGGGGCCGGGGCGATTGCCCTGGCGGCGAAGTTCAAGGCGGCAAAGGTTGTGCTGCTGGGTTACGACTGCCAGCACACGGGCGGTCAGCGGCACTGGCACGGCAACCACCCGAAAGGGTTGGGCAACGCCGACTCGGTGAAGAAGTGGCACGACCACTTCAGCAAGCTGAGAGGCAGCCTATCCGTTGATGTCATCAACTGCACCCGGCAGACGGCCCTGACAGTGTTCAGGGTGGGTGTTCTGGAAGAGGAGTTGTCGTGCAAAACGCCTCAGATTACACGGCCGCTGGCACATTGCCGGCAAAGGTTATTCGACTAGCCGGGCAGATTTACAGTGGCGGGGCGCTGCGGCCGGTGCATGTGCAGATCAGTCCCACCAACGTCTGCCAACTGGATTGCGGGTTCTGCTCCTGCGCCAACCGCGCCAACGATGTCGAAATGCCGTACAAAACCTATTACGGCATCATGCAGACCTTCGCGCAGTACGGGTGCAAGGCGGCGACCATCACCGGGGGTGGCGAACCAACCCTTCACCCTAAGATTGACGACATCCTGCACGCCACCAAGACGCTTGGCATCCAGGCGGGGATGGTGACCAACGGGTTGAGCCTTGACCGGGTGAGGGGAGCGGCGCTTCGCACCTTGACGTGGTGCCGCGTCAGTTTTTCCGACGACCGTCCCTTCGACCAGTGGTTTGCCGAGAAGATGGAGAAGGCGGTCAGGACGGCACCAAGCGTCGGTTGGGCGTTTTCCTACGTTGTGACCAGGGACGCCAATATCGACAACATCGCCAAGGTCGTTGACTTCGCCAACGGTCACGGGTTTACCCATGTGAGGCTGGTGACCGACCTGCTCGACCTCGACGGGGCCGGTGACATGGCGGCGATCAAGAAGGGGCTTGCCAAGGCTAACGTGGACGATGGGCTGGTCATCTACCAGGGGCGCAAGGAGTTCACCAAGGGCCGCAAGAACTGCTGGGTCAGCCTAGTCAAGCCGGTCATCGCGGCGGACGGGGCATGGTATCCATGCTGCGGCGTGCAGTATGCGCTCGACAACCCAGGCAAGGACTTTGAGCCGAGCATGTGCATGGGCCAAGACCACCGTCAAATTATTGGCGGTCAGGTGCCGTTCGACGGGTCGGCCTGCAAACGGTGCTACTACGACAACTACAACGTGATCCTCGACGCGTTGGCGCGGCCCCATGAGCACGAGGTCTTTGTATGATCTCGGTGGTCATCCCCTTCCGTGATCGTATTGACCTGACCGTGCAGGCCGTTGAAAGCGTGCTGAACCAGACGTGTAAAGGGGTCGAGATCATCCTGGTGGACGACGGGTCGAAAGAGTCTTTGCCTGATTCGATACGCCGCGACGTGGCTTACGTTTGGCAGGAACACGCAGGTCCTGGTGCAGCCCGCAACACCGGGGTACTTTTGGCGACGGGAGACTACATCGCGTTTCTCGACTCGGACGACCTGTTTGCACCGGAGAAGTTGGAGCGGCAACTGGATGCCATGATGACCGCAGGCGCGGCTTTCTCCCATACTTCCTACCACCGTATTGGGCAGAGGGGAGAGCATATCGGCACCGTGCCGTCCGGCAAGTTCAGCGGGGACGTGTTCCCGAAGATCGTTGCGACGTGTCCGGTGGCGATGCCGACCGTGATGGCGCGGGCTGACCTGCTGAAAGCCAACCCATTCCCGGCCTTTCATGTCGGGGAAGATTGCTGCTTGTGGATCAAGTTGGCCGCGTCCGTGCCGTTTCTCGGCATTGATGAGCCATTGTCCAGCGTGCGGATCGGGCCGGACTCGGCAGCGTTCAACCAGCGCAAGATGGCGCAGGGATTGACCAATATTGCTGCGTATTGTCTTGGCGACGAGGTGCTTTACCAACCGGAGCAGGTCAAGCAACTGCTCAGCGGGGCGTTGCGGCGGCTATGAAGTACAGCATCATTCTCCCGTTCTGGCGGCGGTTGGTGCAGTTCCAGAACACGCTGGTGTCCTTCCGGCACCATTACGCTGGCCGTCGCGACTACGAGGTGCTGGTCATCATCGACCAGAAGCATCTACCGGAAGAGATCGAGGCGCTGCACTGGCTGGCCGAATTGTCCACCGACCTGCCGCTGCGGCTGATCGATCCTGAGCATACCGACAAAACCTGGCAGTCGCCGGTCTGCCATTACAACCAGGGGGCGCGAGAGGCGCTTGGGCAGTTCTTAATCATCAGCAACCCTGAGAACTTCCATGTGGCGGATATCCTTGCCGGGCTTGACGAGGAGTTTGCCAAAGACCCTGGCTGCTATGTGATCTGCTCCTGCGAGAGTGTGGTTGACCTTGGCGAGCCGGTTGAGGCGTTTGACGATGTGGTGAACAACGTCCGTCACGACCGCTGGTATCAGCACAGTGTCCATACGCCGCGTGATCTGCACTTTTGCTCGGCGTTGTCGCTGGAGCGGTTCAACCAGGCCGGCGGGTTTGACGAGCAGTTCAAGGAAGGGATCGCTTACGACGACGACGATTTCCGCGAGGCAGTGAGAAAGACCAAGGCGAAGTTCGTGCGGCGCGACGACTTGAAAACCTTTCATCTCTACCACGAACGGGCGCACTGCGGGTTGCCTGACTACAAAAAGCGCATCCGTCACAACCGCGACCTGTACTTTCGCAAATGGGGAAGATAGCCACCCCGGTCACGGTGCTGCGGAGTGGCGGCGAATACGAACCGCGCCATGTGCAGTGGTTGTCACGGCAGGTTCCCGGTCTTGTGTGCCTGTCCGACGTTGAGATCAAGGGGGTGCCGACCGTTCGGTTGAAGCATCCCTGGCCGAAGTGGTGGCCGAAGATGGAGTTGTGGTCAGACCTCATCGACGGGGATCTGCTGCACATCGACCTCGACACGGTGGTGCTTGCGCCCATCTGCGAGTTTCTGACGATAGGCAGGACGACGACGCTGGCCGACTTCTACCGGCCCGCGCTGATGGGCAGCGGGTTGATGTACATCGCGCAGAAAGACAAGCCGGCCATCTGGTCGGCTTTTTTGGAGAACCCGGCGCTGCACATGCGAATGCACCGTGGGTTCCCGCTGATTGGTGACCAAGGGTTTTTGCATGGACGGCTCAAGGCCGACCGTTGGCAGAACGTCCTGCCTGGCAAGGTGGCCTCGTTCAAGGTGCATTGTCAGGCTGACGTGCCGCATGGCGTGAAGGTTGTTTGTTTCCACGGGCAACCCAGACCGTGGGGTATTCGGCGGGATTGGATACCGCCCCTCATCAGTTGTTAGGAGTCGTCGTGTCGCTGCCCATGTATTTGAACAGCCTGGTCCCGTCCTCGCGCCGCCTGCCGATTGAGCGGGTCACTGAGGGCCGTCCGGTCATCGACACCAACCACGCGCAGATCCACGCGCATAACGCTTATGGCCTGTACCACAAGTTCACCTTGGCGGGGGCCGGGGGTGGTGCGTCGGCTATCGTGCGGATGGACGTTCCGCTTGATGCCTACGTCCACTTCCAGGCGGCGAATATCGAGAACGACGGGGCCGTTGATGTCGAAGTCACTCTGATTGAAGAACCTGACATCAGTGTGGCCGGGACGCTTGGCAACCTGATCGTACCGCGCAACCGGCATCGTGGTGGCGGGTCGTCGTCGGGGGCGAACGACATCTCTGTACTTCAGTTCAAGCAGTACACGGGCCTGCCGACCTTTACCGGAGGTGTGGTGGTTGACGGTTGGTATTTCCCGAAAGAGGGGACGGTTGCTCAACGGGTGGCCGGCACCAAAGAGAACAGCATCGAGATTGTGCTGCGGCAGGACACCACCTACTTCTGGAAGTTCACCACGACGCAGACCACCGGCACCGGCAACTTGGTGTTCCGCGGGTTCTGGTATGAGGAAGCTGGCTTCTAATGCGAATTGGGAAGTTGAACAAGCGCATCATCATACAGAAGCGCAGAACCACCAAGGACGAGTACGGGCAGCAGATTGCGTCCTGGGTTCAGGTTGCCGAGTGTTGGGCCGAGATCCGTCCGATTGACACCCGTTCAGGCGGGGTGGAGCGCGTCGAAGCGCACATGCCGCAAAACACCCAGACGCATACCGTCTGTACCCACTTCATGCCGGAACTCATGCCGCCGATCAAGTCTGGTGCGTACCGCATCCTCTACGCCACCTGCTACGGCGACAGGTATCTGAACATCACCGCGGCAAGGGACTTGAACGAAGGTCACAAGTGGATCGTTTTCGAGTGCGACGAGGGGTCGGTCAATGGCGATTGATCCGGTCGAGAGAGCAAGGCGTGAGTACCGTGCTCCGACCAAGTTCACTGGCTGGGGCAACTACAAGTCGCCCGTTTCACTTGGCGCTGGCACCGTCAGGATAGACGGGCTGAAGGAGCTGGACGCTGCACTCAAAGGTTTTTCGGCCAAGTTTGAAGGCAACGTGGTGCGTGGTGCGCTGCGGGCCGGCATGAAAGAGATTGAGAGCATCGCCAGGGCGCGGCTGGCGACGGCCAGTCACGGCAAGTTGAGCAAAAGCCTACGGGTTAGTAGCCGGCTCAAGAAGGGCAAGGCGACGGCCGAGTTGAAAGTAGGGGGCGGCGATGCCTGGTACGCCAAGTTCGTTGAGTTTGGCACGGCGACCAAATACACCGGCACAGGGCGCACGGTCGGCAAGGAATACCACATCAAGCCGAAGCGCAAGTCGGCGTTGAAGTTCTTTTGGAAGCGGCAGGGGCAGTGGGTCATCACCAAGAAGGGCGTCATGCACCCTGGCGCAACCGCGCAGCCGTTCATGCGGCCAGCCTTTGACCAAGGGTCTGCACGGGCGGTCAGGGCGTTTGCTGCCTACGTTCGCAAGCGGATTGCACAGGGTGAGCGGGTTTCCAACGTGAGGAGTGTCTCGGCGCTATGACCCCAGAACTGATCGTCGCCGGACTGCTCGATGACATCGGCGTGACCACCCTGGTGGGGGCGCGGGTTGCCGCCACGCAACTGCCGCAGAACAGTCTGTTCCCGGCGGTGGTCTATGAAACCATCGACATCGTCCCTGACCCGAACCTCAACTACAACGACGGCCGCGATCTGCTCCAAGCACGGATGCAGGTGACGGTCATCGCCTCAACCATCCCTGTACTCAAGTCCGTCCACGCGGCGATCCGCAATGCGATGGATCACAAGTATCAGGTCACAGTGGCCGGGAAAACGGTCAGAAGCTCCAGAATGGTCTTGGTAGGGCCACTGGAGAGGGACAACGAGGCCGGTTTGTGGGTGCAGCCGGTTGACTACGTCCTCGCCTATTACGACTAAAGGAGACTCACTATGGCTGTCATTTCCGCAGCAGGGACAACCCTGCACATCTGCCCTGGCACCCCGCCGACGTATGACGTGAGCGGGTATTCCACCCTCTTTGGCTCCAGCGCCGAAGAGTTGGTCGGGGAGATCACCGACCTCGGTGAGTTTGGACGTGAGTACGTCGAAATCACCCACAACCCCATCGGCACCCGTGCCACCCAGAAGTTCAAAGGGTCGTACAACGAGGGGACGATGAACCTCACTCTCGGCCTCGACAAGAACGATGCCGGTCAGCAGTTGATGCAGGCCGCGTCCATCTCGGACGATGTCTACTCGTTCAAGATCACCGACCAGGACAGCAACATCTACTACTTCCCGGCTCGCGTGATGTCGTTCAAGATCGGCATCGGCTCGGTTGACAACATCATCTCGGCCACCTGCAACCTGTCCGTCACGTCGTCCTCGACGGGCATCGGCATCATCGAAGACATCAACACCTAACCAGTTGCACCGGCCTCCCCCTGTCTCGCTCCTCGCGGGGTGAGCGGGGGGCGGTACGGGCAACCTCATCCCGCGAGAAGGAGCACCACAATGGACATCAGCACCAAGGCAGTCAAAGAGTCCACCGTCATCCACCTGGATGGCCCGGACGGAGAACCGCTGTTGAACGAGCACGGCGAACACTGCTCGATCACCGTCTACGGGGCCGGCAGCAAGCAGTACAAGCGGGCGCAGGCCGAGCGCAACCAGGGCATCATGGAGTTGATGGGGCGCAAGAAGGGTGGCAAGGCGTTGGACACCAGCCGGCTGGATGCGGAACTCCTCGCGTCCTGCACCATCGCGTTCAACGGGTTCCAGTACAAGGACTTGGTCGGGCGGGAGATGTTCCTCGCGGCCTACCTTGACCCAGGCATCGGCTGGATGGGCGAGCAGGTCAACAAAGAGATCGCCGCCTGGGAAAATTTTATCTAACAACCACCGAGGCGTTGGTGCTGTACGCACAGCAGATCGGCTGGTTGCATTCTATCCCAAAACCAAAAGACATAAAGAAGGCACCGGACACCAAGACGCGCTACGAAAAGATAGCCGAAGGTGGCAACGACCCGTTGCTGCCGCCGGTTGAGGATGGCGCGTATGTCATCGGCTACTGGCAGGAATGCGGCATGTGTTCGCCGGGGTTCAGTGGAGCCTCGGCGTTGTCGTCTGTTGAGGTGAGCGCCTGGGCGCAGGCGGTTGGCATCCCGCTATCCCCTTGGGAGCATCAGGCCATCAGGGGCATGTCACGGGCCTATGTGACGGCTTTGCATGAAGGCAGCGAACCGGACGCGCTGCCCCCGTATGGCACGGCGGTGGTTGAGGTGGACCGGCAGGCGGTGAGCAAAAAGGTATCTGGCGCTTTGAGACAGATGGCGAGGAAATAGATGGCACAGATCGGCTCCCTTACGATTGAGATGGCAGCGAACGTCGCCAGGTTGCAGAAGGACATGGCGCAGGCCAGCCGCACCGTCAATGGGGCGATGGGTGACATCACCCGCTCGGTCGGCAGGGCGCAGGCGACCATCGAGGGGGTTGGGAGTTCTATTAACAGTGCCTTCTCTCGTCTTGGCGGCATCATTAAAAGTGCCTTTGCCGTCACTGCCGTCTACCAGTTTACCGACGCCGTCATTCAGGCCGGCGTGGCGATGCAGCGGCTTGAGAAGCAGTTCATGGCGGCGACGGGTGGCAAGTCTCTAGCGACGACTGAGATTGAATATGTGCGGACGGTCGTGCAGCGCCTCGGCCTCGACTTTGTCGAAACGGCCGGTGCGTATGCGAAGTTCTCTGCGGCGCTCAAAGGCACCGTGTCCGAAGGCGCACAAGGGCGCAAGGTGTTTGAGGGGTTCGCCACCGCGGCGACGGCACTAAGCCTGTCGCCTGCAGAAATGAACTCCGTCATGCTGGCCCTCCAACAGATGTATTCAAAGGGCCGCGTATACGCCGAGGAGATGCGTCTTCAGCTTAATGAGAGACTCCCAGGCGCGTATCAGGTGGCCGCTCGCGTGATGGGCATGACGACTGCCGAGTTCTCCAAGCAGATGGAACTCGGAAACATCATGGCGGCTGACCTGTTGCCGAAGATGGCGGCAGAGTTTGAGAAGACTTATGGTCAGGCAGCGACCGAAGGCGCGAAGATGGCGCAGGCCGAATTTTCGCGCCTGAACAACCTTGTGTTTGAACTGAAGAACCGCATGTCGCAGGTCATCCTGCCGCCAACCTTGGCCGCGGTCAGGGCGTTGACTGACAACATCAACGCCACGGCTGATGCCATTGTTGCGTTGGCTCAGGCGATTGGATCGGTTGCTGCCGGGGCGATGGCTGGTTGGTTGGCAAACATGGTTAGAAACTTCATTGCGGCGCGGGTGGCGGCAATGGCACTGGCTCACTCGTCGGCCATAGCGGCGTCATCCGCAATGGGGATGAGTCTTGCCCTAAACGCGAGTGCAACGGCTGCGGCTGCGGCTGCGGCGAAATACAGTCTTGCCAGTGTCGCTGCCACGGCCGCGAGCAGGGCGATGGCATTACTTGGTGGCCCGATTGGCCTGGTCATCACCCTCCTCGGAACTGCTGCGGCAGCGTGGGGCTTCTATTCCAGCCGTCAGGAAGAGGCGGCAAAGAACAGCGTTGGCATCTCAGACAAGGTGTTGGAAGACTTGCGTGAAGAGAACCGCCTGCTGATCGAACGCAAGCGGCTGCGCGAAGAGCAGGGGATGGAAGCGATGGATATGCCGAACATCGACGCCTATCTCAAGGCTGTTCGTGCCATCGAAACCCGCATGGATGCACTCCGCAAAGTGATGGGGGCGATGCAACCAGGGCAACTGACGGCCAACGCACCCATCCTGGTTGAATACAAGAAGTTGCAGAAGGAGCGCAAAGAACTGGACGAAGAGCGCGACAATAACATGCGCTTGCGTGGTGAGGACAACCTGCGCCGTCTTGAGATGGAAGTCACCGAGGCAAAGGCCAACTATGAGTCGGTGGCGATGAAGGTGGAGCATCTCCGCACCGTGATTGCCGACTCAAAACGGCTGATGGATCAGGCGCGGTCGGCGCTTACAGTGGACGACAAAGGCAACCTCGTTGGCGATGCCGAGAAGCGGCTTGAGTATTACAAGCAGGCGTTGCGCTACATCACCGCCATGAAGGAACTTGAGAACGCGACCAAAAAGTCGGCCACCGCGGGTGAAGATGGCTGGGACAAGGTGGCACGACAACTCCAGAACGACATCCTCAAGAACTCACTTTCCCCCATCGAAGTGAAGTTGGCAGAGATTACCCGCAAGGCTGACGAACTGCGTGCCAAGTGGGGCGACAGGATGGAGATAACCGCTTGGGAAGAGGCTGAGAAGGCGGCGGTTGACCTTGACGAAACCCTGCGCCAACTGATTGAAACCCGACGCGAACTCAACGAGGTGATGGAACTGTCGAGCGGCAATTGGGAAGCCTTCCGTATCACCTTTGCCGAGATGGACGACGACCCGCTGAAAGAATGGCGCGAGAAGTACGACGGGTTTGCCGATGCCGTGCAAGAACGCACGGGCGAACTGTCGCAGTTTCAGATCGAAGCCTACCGCAACATGCAGACCGCCGCGGCTGACTTCTTTGAGGACGCACTCAACGGCCAACTTGATTCTCTTGAAGACTACGTCAGCGCCTTCGGCAAAATGATTAACCGGATGGTGGCTGAGTACCTCGCGCAGATGGCGCTGATGGCGGCGTTTGGCAAGGACTTCGGCAGTGGTGGGCCGATGGGTGGACTGCTCGGCACGGCGCTGAGTTTCGGTGCGTCGGTGTTTGGTGGCGGGGCGACAGCGGCGGCTGGTGGTGGGGCTGGCGCGATTGAAAGTGGTGGGTTCTCGGTGAACCCGTCAAACTTCACACTACGCGCAGAAGGTGGCCCGATTGAGCCAAGCAAGCCCTACATCGTTGGTGAGCGCGGCCCTGAGATAGTCGTCCCGAAGACTGCCGGCACGGTGATCCCCAACCATCAACTCGGCGGCACCAACGTCAGTTTCGCCATCACCATTGGCGACGACAACCGGCACCTTATCTCGCAACTCGAAAGCAAGGTCACAAAGACCGTGCATGAAGTTCTGAGGCAAGCATCGTGATCGATACCATCACCCTTGGCAACTACACGTTCGCCACCAACCCGCACAAGATCTCGCCGGTCATCGACAAGCGCAAGATTTCTGCGCTGGTGGACACCTACGACTCGGTGGCGACCTTCGACTTCGGCTCGCGCATCGAAGGGCTTGAGGTGACGTTCCAGTGGGATTACCTGGAAGCCGAGCAGTACGATGAACTGCAAACCCTGCTTGAGACGGCGGGCGACTTGGAACTCAACTTCGGCGGGTCGAACTATGCGACCTACGACGTGCATCTGATGGGTCTGACAGGTAGTTACTTTATGAACATCCTTGACACCTCGCAGGAGTTGCGCCGGCAGGACGTGACGTTGACGATGGTTATCACCGGGGAGCAAGCCTAGTGCTGACCCTCGACTCGACATTGCAGGGGGCGCAAGACGGCCAGACGCACGCGCCCATTCTGCGCCTGCTGTCCAAGAAGACGGTTAGCGACATCCCGTTCATCGGTAACCAGTTCACCACGTCCGACGTGGATCTCAGCCCGAAGTTCATCGTGCATTCGACCGGGTGCATTGTTGGGCTGTATCTCACCAAGGTGGGCGTCTACACCAACCTGACGATGTTCACCACCGACACCGACCGTCAGGAGTTCAGCATTGGCACCACCATCATCGGTGGGCTGA